AGGAAAAGCGGAAGGAAGACTTAAAAAAATGCCCCGTTACGAAGATCGAGGCAGGGATTGTTGAGTTTAGCGTGAGGACGAACAAATTCAAAAAGGGGGAAAGCGAATATTACCGGATGAGGTGAGGGTGGGGGAGGGGGAGACTCCAGTGAGTTGGTTCGTTATACAAATCGTGGCATCTTAGGGCATCCATCCAGCATTCAACTTCTGTGTCCCAAAAACACTCAGAGACTGCTGGCGTTTCCCCTGTTTCACCATTTTTGAAAAAACAAAGTATTATTGTCCCGTCCTTCGGCGCGGTGCTGATGTCCTGCCAGCCTTGGTCTGCGGGGTCTGTCCATGTCTGGCCGATGGTGGGGTAATGGTGATGGTGCAGCGTGGCGGGGTCTTTTACCGCCGTTACCAACTCGCGCATCGCCGTGACCGTTTTGTTTTCAGGTTTCCCGCCCACATCGAATGTCTGATCGTCGCTCATTTCAGCAACTCCCCCAATTGGTCATGGAGCTTTTTGACTTGGGTTGCCAGCAACGCCCGCCCCTCCAAAAAACCCTTACGTTTTACAGCGGCGTCGAATGTTCGTAATTCGGCTTCGATTGTCGAGAACCTATGGCCGCAGGCTGTGCATTCGCGCCGCCGGTGTATTTCAGCGTCGATCGGTCTGCGGCTGTCCTTGACAAAGGTTTCGCAGCCGCATTTAGGGCATTTCATGGACGTGGCCCCTCATCGCTAGACAGATCGCACACTTGGGGAGCAAACGGCATATCCTTGTTTGATGCCCCTAAATGCGAATAACCTTCGCCAATCGCCAGTGCGTTTGCGACCATGGACGCGACAGGGCGAAAGTCCCATTTATTCAGCGTGATTGACCACCGGCCATCGAGGATCAGCTCAACCCGCGTTTCATCAACCGGGCTTGCCGTGAGACGCGGGATCAAGCGGCCATCTACTTTGACGTTATACGTTTCGATTGGGCCGACGATGCAGTCCTTCATATCATCGCTCATGTTTCGATCTCCTGCTGGTAGGCTTGGATGGCGGCGGCGTAGCCGGCATGGAGCATCGGCAATTCGTGCCCCGTGAACGCACTGGAAAACATTGCGTTGTGCATTGCTTCCAAGTGGTCGTTGTCGGCCTCGACGGGCACAATCGCAAACCCGGATTCCGCCAGCCGCTTGGCATATGCCTGTGCGTCAGCAACCATGTCAGGTCCGTGTGATCCGTAGAGGGCTTGGGCGAGACGTTGGGTGGGGGTCATGCTGCCTCCGCTACTGGCCGGTCGACCACGCGGTATCCAACGCGCTTCACTTCACCAAACTCTGCTTTGCCGCGAATGAATGGACGCCACCAATAGACCCCGCCTTTTCTGATTTTGAAGTGCCCGCGAACGATGTGCTTTCGTATTTCGCCAGCACTCATCCCAGCTGCAGCAGCAGCATCGCTATCGCGTCTGCTAAGGTTTATGGTAACAGTTGAATAAGAAAGGCCACGGAACCCCTTTCTCGAAACACGGGCTGAATTCCCCTTCCTCTCTGGCATGACACCGCGCGTCAAGCCGATGCAATTTCGGCTATTCAGCAAACATATCACGGCCTGTAAAAGCTGAACATCTCCGCGTATGCTATCCACATACGCCTGCCCAGCCCGTGCCGTTTCAGCGGGCTGTGTTCTTTCCAAATGCTCCCATATTTTCCTTGAGTAAGGCGACAACGCGATAGCCTGACGTGATTCTAGCAAAACCATCGCTTCGCGGTTGACATCGTCCAACGCCATGAATTCGGGATCGGCCTCGATTAGTCTTTTTGAGGCCGAAAATACCGTAGGCAAAGGCTTCCACCCATCGGACCAGTTAACGAGAACGCCTATCGGGCAAACACGAACCATAGGGTCATCTTTAAACGTCCAGTTGAACGCGACTGAAAACCGCTTGTTGAATTTGTGCGTCCTCACGCTAACCTCAACAATCCCTGCCTCGATCATCGTATCGAGGCATTTTTTTACGTCTTCCTTCCGCTTGCCCTTCATCTTGTTATAGATCGTGGCAAGCGTCTCGCCTGTGTTGCCCATCAGGAAACTTTCCAGCTTGGCGCGCAGGGCAGCGCCTGGATCATCCTTGGCGCTATCGTTGGAGATCACGAGGCGGATTTTCGATTGCACATCACGCAGGACGAAGGCATAGGCCCATAGAACGTGCTGGATGGTGCGGACGCCTTCCGGTGCAGCAAGGATCAGCGACAGCTTGGCCACCTGCTCATAAGCGCGCAGGATCATGCTTTCAAGGCCAGACATGCCCTTCTGGTCTTCGGCATGTTGGTGCAATTCATCGTCCACATCCTGAAGCATCTTGAGGGCAGCAGGATCGGTAGGGATGCGGGTGCGCTCGCCATAGTATTCCACGCGGCCATTGCCCCCGCCTTGGCCGTGCTGGTATTCCCCCGCCATGCCCAACTGCAAAAGGGCGTTCTTAAGCGTGTCCGGCATCTTCTCTTTGCGAAATCCCCGCTTTTTCGGGGGAACTGTGTTCGGGTCGTGGAACAATAGCGACCGGCCAAAGAAGCCATTGGCGGCAGATTCATAGTCAACCATGTCGGAGAATTTTACGGTGGTGGTAAAGCCCATCATGGAGACGAATGGCTTTTCAATGCCGAGGTCGATATTGTCGAGAATGTGCTTCAGCGCGGCTTTCTTGGGTTCAAGGATGGATTTGGGCGGGCCGTCCCCGGCGTCCAGTTGCTTGTCTATCTGGGCGATTTCCTTGACCAGTGCGGCAATGACGGTATCGCGCACGTCGCCAGATACGAGATAGTAGCCGTTGACGCAGCCATAGACGGACATGAGCGTCGGGATGATGCCTTCCAGATAGGTGGCGCCACCCTTGGCCCCGGCGTTCTTCAGCTTGGAGAGGAAATAGCCCACTTCGTCTATCAGGTAATAGGATGCCTGGTGGCGTGTGAGGTTGCGGACGATTTCCTGTTCCGATTTGATTGTCCCGTGTGCAGCGGCGTGGACACCAGCCGCATGGTGGCAGTCGATCATGGCTTGGCGGATGGATTCCTTGCCGATGCCGGACCCCATGACGCAGAAGGTAAACATGTTGCTGGCTACGCCGTCCTTGTCGTCGGTGTAGCGCAGGCCGATGATGTTTCCGATTGCGGTCAGGGCGGCTCCAACAGAGGCTATTTCCATCTTGAACCGGCACTGGCTTTCGATCCATGCAGCGACTTCCCCGACAAGGCCGGGCGGGCGCAGCAGGTCGATGCCTTTGGTCATGTCGGCAAGGGATTCGACGGCGGCGGGCGCGTCTACCTGCGCTTCCCCAGCCAACTCCATCGGGAAGAATGTGACGGGCTGTTTCCAGCCGCCTTGTTCGGCGTAATGGATCAAGGTTCCGAGTGTGACCGGGTTTGCGGACTTGCCGAAGGAGTGCCATTTGCGGCCCATGAAAGAGGGGTCGTATTTGGCGCTTGAGGCTGACCATTTGTCCCAGATTGAATATCCGTCTGGAGTGCCGCCACTGGCATGGTGCAGTGCCATGCCAACACGAATCCATATCTCATAATCAAGATTGTCATTGGGCACAAAGCGAAGCATCTCAACAAGGTCAGCGTCAGACACATCAAGCGTCTGGCCGTTGCCGATATCAGCGCGGACACGATCTGGCTTGCGCAGAAGTTCAATGAGTTCGGGCGGTGCGTCGTCAATGTCTTCGACGGAGCCATGAATGACGGAATAGAGGCCGCCGGAAACGTGGTGCGAATCGGGACCGCACACGTAGCCAGATGACTTGAAATCGACGCCGGGAAACTCCGGGTGCGTCTGCACTAGCGCCAAGCCTTCCGGGACTTTGAAATAGAGGTGTTTGGAACCGCCGCCAGAACCTGTCTTGACGATAAGGCCGCACAGTTCAACCTTGGGGATGCGGTCCACCAGCTTCTGATAGGACAGAACGCCGCCGTTACGCTCGTCCACGTCGATGACAAGCAGGCCGCGACACAGGACACCGTAACCAGTCTTGAACTGGTCTGTTTCATCCATGGCAAGCAACTGGTCTTCAGACCATACCGGCGTGTGTTGCCACGCACTCACGCGCGGATGTTTGCCTGTAAGTCTGTCAATGCCCTTGGCGTCTTTATGGTCTTGTCCGCATCCGCATGTGCCATCAGGCAGAATTTCATGCAGGCCAAAGACCCTGTATCCGCATTCCCAAAAGGTGCGGTGCAGCGTTACGTTTCCACCGGACATGGCGCATTACTTCCGGTTCTTGAGAAATTCCGAAAGTATTTCGAGCGTCTTGAGCGTGGGGTTGTGATTCTTGCCCACCCGGATTTGATAGATGGAATTGAAGTGCAGCCCGGTTTCGCGGGCAATGTCCATGGTGGTCATGGACTTGGGGTTTTCCGGGTCTGACAGTCTCACAAGGCGGGCGCGGACTTCATCCAATGCCAACATGGCTACAAGGTTCCTTCGGGAAAGCAACATTTCACTGTTGACAGTGCCACGCGGCTGGATTACGGTCAAGGGGTAGTTGAGAAGTTTGGAAGGACCGACACCATGAGTATCCTTGAACAGGCGGAAACCCCGTCTGACGGCCCTATTATCGTGACTGTCTGCGCCGACGCTGGCGTAGGAAAAAGCAACCTCGGCGCGGAATTTCCTTATCCGATTTTTCTGCGCATTGAGGATGGGATGGGTTCCATCCCTTTGGAGAAACGCCCAAAGGCGTTGCCGCTTATCACCAAGACCGATGACATTTTTACGCAGTTGATGGCGCTCTACAAGGAGCCTCACCGCTACGGAACGGCTGTCATTGACAGCGTGACCGCGTTCAATCGCATGGTTGAGGCGGAAGTGTCGGCAGCCGATAACAACCGCCCGCTTAACAAGGCGTTCGGTGGGTATGGCGCGGGCCGCGACATGGTTGCCGCGAAGCATCGTCGTTTGCGCAAAGCAGCCGAAATGCTGCGGCGTGATCGGGGAATGCACGTTCTCTTTCTGGCACACGCCGAGACGGAAACGATTGATCCGCCGGATGCGGATTCCTACACGCGATATTCCTTGCAGATGCACCACAAGTCGCAACCTCCTTACGTCGAGGACGTTGATATGGTGGCGTTCATGCGGCTGGAAACCAGCATCATGGGCAAGGACGAGGAGCGCAAGAAAGCGGTGTCTGACGGATCGCGTGAGATTATCTCGTATGCGACCGCTGCGAACATCAGCAAGAACAGGTTTGGGATTACGCAGCCCATTCCCTACAAGATGGGGACAAATCCGTTCCTGCCTTATATTCCCATCCTGTCACAGGACACGCGCAAGGCGGTCGTGGCCGGTGCGGTGGCTTCGGTTGAAACACAGAAAGAGGACGCATAATCATGTCATTCTGGGCTCTAAATGATGGTGAAGACCTCACCAAGACCGGCACCGATACGTTTGAAAGTGCGGGCGGGGGTGATTTCGCGCCGATCCCGGCGGGCACTCAGTGCAAGGCGCTGATTGACGAAGCCAAGTGGGACAAGGACAAGGACGGCAACGAGTTTGTTTCTCTCCGCTGGACCATGATGCAGCCGGAGGAATACAAAAACCGCAAGGTGTTCCAGAAGGTGTGGGTGTCGGACCTTGACCCGCGCGCTGCCAAAGACCCTGCGAAAGCCGAGAAAAAGCGGGACAACGCCAAGCGCATGTTTGCGGCGATTGCGGGTGCGGCTGGTGGCAAGCTGCTCCAGGTTGCGGGCAAGCCGACTGACGAGGACTTGGCGCGTTGCCTGACGCAGAAGCCAATGATGATTCGCTTGATGGTGTGGGACATGAAGAATGAATCCACCGGCGAGACGATGACGGGCAACTGGGTTCACGCTGTTGCGCCGACCGGCAAGATGGACGTGAAGGCGGGAACGCCGAGTGTTCCGAAAGCTGGGGGCGGCGCGCCTGTCGGGCTGAAGTCTGGCGCGATGATGGACGACGATATCCCGTTTGCGCCTTGGTGATATAGCCCACCCCGGTTGTAGGTGACGGCGCAAGCGCGGAACCTTCGCAATCAGAGGAGAATGATGATGGAATATACACCAGACCAACACCCCGCCCTTGCCGCTGCTGCGCGTGTGGACAGCCAAGATGACGTGCAGGCGCTGCGTGTTGAAGCGGCAGTGACGAACCTGATTTATCTCGTTGCTGTGTTCGATGGCCGCAAGGAAACGACCTATACCGATATGGACAAGAAGCGCCGCATTCTTGCGATTCTGGGGGAGTGAAGTGTCTGATTGGATGAAGGACGCCATGGCGGACCTGCACACAGCCATGAAACTCAAGGACGTAATGATACGCAAGGGCATCCGATCCGCCAAGGCGAAATGCCCCAAATGCAGCAACGAAACAATGCAAGGCCGTCTGGCCGGGCCACGCAATCACATCCGCTTCTGGTGTGATACCGAGGGATGCACCCTCACAAAAATGATGGAGTAATCAGATGGAACAGCGCGACCATATTATGCAGTTTTTCGCATGGCAGCACCTGCCCGAACACCTGCAAAAGATCAGCCGCCCGTTTGGCGAAATGGCCGACAACATCGAACAGATGCTGCCACGCAACCCAGAGCGTACCGTTGCTCTGCGCAAATTGCTCGAAGCCAAAGACGCAGCAGTCCGCGCGGTTATTGCAAAATGACTGACCTCTCCCCTCTCCGCGAAGGCCGCATTACCGCGTCGAATGTTGGCGCGATCCTTGGCCTTGATCCCTATCGAACCGCAGACGATGTGATGCGCGCCATGGTTCGTGCGCATCATGGGGCAGAGAAGGAATTTAACGGAAACGTCGCTACCGAATGGGGCAACGGGTTCGAGGATGAGGCTGCGGCATCGTATGTTATGGAAACAGGCGCGACGGTGACGGAAGGTGGGTTCTGCATCCACCCTGACCACGAGTGGTTAGGAGCAACGCCAGATCGCTTCGTCATCGCCAACGGCCTGCTTGAGATCAAATGCCCTTACGGAAAACGCAAGGGCGGCGATCTAAAACCCTTGGCTGACCAACCGCACTATGCCGCGCAAATCCAGGTGCAATTGGCCTGCACAGGCAAGGCGTGGTGCGACTTTTACCAATGGGCACCACATGCCACCAAGCTGGAACGTGTTTACGTTGATCCCGCGTTCGACCTAGGGCCATTGCGGGCGTTCTATGAGCGGTATCTTGTGGAGCGGCTTTACGAGGATAGCGAGCATCTTCAGGACAAGCGCGCGACGCTCGATAACATTGCGGCACACAATCTGGTGGCGGAATATTTCGAGTTGAAGGATGCGGAGAACAAGGCCGCAACCAGAAGCAAGGAACTGCTGGCAGAGATCGTCAAGCTGGCACAGGGGCGTCCGTCCCAAATTGGGAATCACAAGCTGACGCTGATCGAAAAGGACGGCGCTGTGTCTTACGCGCAGGTGGTCAAGAAATATCTGCCGAAGCTGGACCTGTCCGAGTTTCGGGGGAAGCCTAGTTCGTATTGGACGTTGAAATGACCCCCGCTCATAGCCTCCCAATCCAGACCTTCGCGTGGCTGGTGATTCTGTTTCTCGCGGCAAGTGCGGGATACTGGCTAGGCCGGGCGGCATCCAAAGATGCAAACCTGGCCATGGCGGAATGGATCGCCAGCGGCGACACCAACACCTATTCCAAGTGCCTGCTGGAGGGCTTGGCCGCCACGCGGGAACTTGACCCCTTGTGGAAGGGCAAGCGCCGCTGGGTGCTGGTTGGTGAGGAGGAACCGGCGGTGGTGCCGGGTGGGGGCAAGACACCATAACAGGAGGAAAAATGATGACCTATGACGCATTGATAGTGGTGGACAACTGGCGGCAGGAGGATGCCAAGAAAGCATTCTCAGGAATGGGAACCATAAAGATTGTGACATGGGGCCAAGGTGTCATGGGAACGCGAACAAAAAAGATCATCCTGACAGGCGGGGTTTCTGATTCCATAAGTGAAATAAACTTTTGGAAAGAGTGGGCCGAGCATTTGAGATGCCGTCTCGTTGAACCCCCGCATGACCAGATTTATCGCCTATGACCATCCATCTTCGCCCCTACCAACGCCGATCTGTTGACGCGATCCTGAACTGGGTCAAGCGCACCACGTTGCCGTGCCTGATTGAGGCGGCGACGGGGGCCGGAAAGTCAGTCGTGCTTGCCGAGATTGCGTGGGAAATCCATCGCATCAGCGGCGGCAAGCATGTCTTGGCCTTGGCCCCAAGCGCCGAATTGTGCCAGCAGAATCATGCCCGATATGAGGCATATGGAAACAAGGCGTCTATCTTTTCCGCCAGTGCGGGCCAGAAGTCGGTGCGCTATCCCGTGGTGTTTGCAACGCCCCTGACCGTCAAAAATTGCATATCCAAGTTTGGCAGCAAGTTCGCTATGGTGGCGGTTGACGAATGCCACGGGATAACCCCGACCGTAAAATCAATCATTGACGCGATGAGGCAGGAAAACCCGAACCTTCGCGTGGTGGGCCTGACAGCTACGCCATATCGCATGGGCGAAGGCTACATTTTCAACCTGTGGCCGGATGACAAGCCTGTGCATGAAGGCGAGCGTCTTGACGAGCCTTACTTTGCCAAATGTGTGGACCGGATTACGGCGCAGGAATTGATCGCACAGGGGTTTTTGATACCACCGCTCATCGGTGGCGTTCATGCCGAGTCCTATCACACGAAACACCTGGCACTAAACAGCCGGGGGCAGTTTGACGCGGCAGACGTTGATCAGGCATACCACGGCCATGGGCGGAAAACGGCGCGCATCATTGCGGACGTTATAGAACAGGCGCGCGGACGGCATGGCGTGATGATCTTTGCCGCAACGGTCAAACATGCGCTGGAGTGCATGGCATCATTGCCCCCGGCCCTGTCAGCAATGGTAACAGGCGAGACGCCGCGTAAGGAACGCGCTGCGATTGTAGCCAGGTTCAAGCGGCGGGAAATACGCTATTTGGTCAATGTGGCCGTGTTCACGACCGGCTTTGATGCCGCTCATGTTGACGTGATTGCCTTGTTGCGCGCGACGGAAAGCGTTGGTTTGCTCCAGCAGATTATCGGTCGCGGTCTGCGCTTGTCGCCGGAGACTGAAAAACGAGACTGCTTACTGCTCGACTACGCCGAAAACCTGGAGCGCCATTGCCCTGACGGGGATGTGTTCTCACCCAAGATCGTCACCAAGAAGCCCAAAGGCGAAGGCGGCGCGCTGGACGTGACATGTCCTCTTTGCTCGAACGTGAACCAGTTTACGGCTCGCAAGAACGATCAGGGGTTTTCCTGCACCCCGGACGGATATTTTGCGGACCTTGATGGCAATCCTATCCCGACTGACTGGGGAAACATGCCGAGCCATTACGGGCGGCGGTGCCAGTCCAAGGTGCTGGTGGCCAATCAACTTGTGCAGTGCGCGCAACGGTGGACGTTCAAGACGTGCCCGGAGTGCGACGCGGAAAACGATATTGCAGCACGGTATTGCGAGAAGTGCCGGGGCGAGATTGTAGACCCGAATGAGAAACTGCGGATTGATTACAAGGCGATGAAACGTGACCCGACGCAGCGGCAGACGGACGTGTGCAAGTCGTGGGAGTGCACGCCAAGCATTAGTCAGTCTGGCAGGCCGATGTATCGGATTGAAGTGGTAACGCCATATCGGTCGTTTACTTATTGGGTGATGAAGGAACCACGGGGAGACCGGGAATGGCGGGATTTGCAGTTGTTGATGAGCTTGCAGGGCAGCAAGCCGCAGACGATTTCCTATCACAAGGATGCTGCGTCTGGTTTCTACCGGGTGTTCGGGTATAATCGCGTGGCGGACTCGGAGCCAGTCGCTGGTGCAATGAAGGCAATGATGAGGAATGTATCATGACAAATGACGATGCGTTGTATTGGAAAAACCGTGCGCTGAAGGCGGAGGAGAGGGTGAGGGAGTTGGAGAATGGGTTAATGGATGCCCGCGAAGCCCTTATGTCGTGGGGCGGATATGTGGGGAGTTATTTCAAGGAAAAACACGATTTGGATGGAGATTTGGAAGCTATTGAAA